TGACTACAGCCCCCGAATCAAACGCACCTGAGGCAACAGATGCCCCAGAGCAGGCTGCACCTACAGTAGAGGCAGCTCGTAAAATCATTATGCCAAGTGCATTAAACTCACAAAGAGTACGCCACGATATTACCTCTATGGGCGCGTACACAGCACGTAAAGTAAAAGCATCTCTAGGAGATGAGGAATCACGCCTTTTTGTTACTGCAGCCGATGATTTCTCAAGCGCTGGCTTAGGTTTTACACCTACGCAGTATCTACAGTCAATCGTATCCACACAGGGTAACTTTGGCCGTCCAGCTTTTGAGTGCGTTGACCGCCAAACCGTCCCGGCCTCTGGTATGACTATCAATCGGCCAAAATTCACGACCTACCCAACGGTGACAGTTGAAGCTGAAGGTGGAGCAGTATCTAATACCGATGCTGTCTCAGAATATTTGACTTCAAGTATTTCCAAGTACAGTGGAATGCAGACGCTCTCGATTGAGCTACTTGAGAGGTCTGACCCTGGCTTTTATGATGCCATTACTAACGAGTTAACAAATAACTATCTCAAGGTAACCGATGCTGCAGTAATTGCAGCTCTTACAGCTGGCGGTACACAAGCTACAGCTGTAGCAGCTACATCAGCTGGCATCATTTCATACATCTCAACAGAGGCACCACTTGCTTACACAAACTCAAGCTATTTTGCTAAGAATTACCTAGCAGGAAGCTCACAATGGAGCTTGCTACTTGGGGCTACAGATTCAACTGGGCGCCCAATTTATTCAGCGGCTAACCCAATGAATAACGGCGGCAACGCTGCGACTACTAGCGCTAAGGGTAACGTTATGGGCTTAGACCTATTTGTTGACCGTAACGTTGTATCAACTACTATTGACGAATCAGCGTTTATTATTGCGCCTGAAGCGTTTACAGTTTTTGAGTCACCAACTGCTTATATGTCAGTTAACGTTGTATCTAATCTTCAGGTACAAATTGCTATTTATGGCTATATGGCCACTATGGTAAATATTGCCGGTGGTATCCGCCGCTTTAACCTCACATAATAAAAACCCACTAATAGTTTGGTAGGTCTCTTAGCCCTTTGAGACCTACCAAACCTAAGTAAGTAAGGAGTATAAAAATGCCAGCCACTTATGTAACCGCTGCGACATTAAAGGCATCTTTGGGTGTCGGTACTCTTTATGATTCTTATACCTGGATAGAGGATACGTGCCAAGCCGCACAAGATTTAATTAACGGCTTTTTGTGGTTTGATAGTGCGCCAGTAGTAGGTACAGCTTTGGTTAGTAATGTCGCTACGGTGATGGTTGCTAACCCAGGCATCTTTACTGTTGGCGAGTCCGTTACGGTTGCCGGGGCAGGTTCAACCTTTAACGGTACTTATACAATCACAGGCACGATTCCTTTTAGCACAGGTACGGCTAATCTTTTGCCTGCATTTAATATGCAGCTTAATTACTGGCAATTCCCACAGGGTTATAGCTTTATCCAATATGCAAAAGTAGCAGCTGACCAAAATTTTAGGCGTGTATTGCCTTATGGCACTATGTCAGGTGACGATACAAAAAGCGCTACATACGCCAACACGCCAGCCATAAATGCTGCGGCGCTAATGCTGGCAGAAAATATCTGGACTTCACGTTTCAGTACACAAAACGGCGGCACTAGCGTGGACGGCTATAGTCCAAGCCCGTTTAAAATGAGTAATACGCTTATGGCATCCGTACGCGGTTTGTTAGCGCCATACCTTAGCCCTAATGCGATGGTCGGCTAATGCCAGCGGCTATAACTACCTTACGTAGCACTATTGCCGCAGCGCTGGCTAATCCTGGCGTGTGGACAGTATTTAATTACCCGCCAGCTACTATGCAAAGTAGCGCTGTAGTAATTTCACCGGCAGACCCATATATCACGCCAAGCAATAACTCAAAGTTAAATATTGCACCCCTGGCTAATTTTAAGATTATTATGACGGTGCCTATGTTCGATAATGCCTCAAACCTTATTGGCATAGAGGACACAATAGTAGCTGTATTTACTAAACTAGCTAATAGCGCAATCGTATTTAATGTTACTAGCGTAAGCGCTCCTAGCGTATTAACCGTTGCCGCAGGTGACTATCTAACGGCAGATTTACAAATAAGCATACTAACGAGCTGGAGCTAACTAATGGCACTAACAGATGAAGAAAAAGCATTTTTAATCAAAATTGGCCAAGAACTGCCAAAAGAGATTAAAGAAACCCAACCAAAAGAAACAACAACACAGAAAGTAGAGGAATAGCCCTAATGGCAATTTTCTTATCAAACGGCGTAGTGGCTACTCTTAACTCAGTAGTCCTATCAGACCACGTAACTAGCGCAAGCATTTCTAGAACCTTTGACGAGCTAGAGGTAACAGCTATGGGCGATACTGCACACAAGTTTGTTAAGGGCTTAGAAGCTAGCACTATCACTTTAGATTTTCTAAATGATGATGCAGCATCCGGAGCCGGTTCAGTACGTGCAACTTTGCAAGCTGCCTGGGGTACAACTGTGCCACTAACGCTAAAGCAAACAAGCGCCGTAGTGTCAACTACCAATCCTTTATACAGCACTACAGTTTTGGTAAACAACACTACCGATATTAACGGCGCTGTCTCTGAAGAAAGTATGCAGAGCCTTACCTTTACCTGTAACTCACCAATCGTAATTACAACCACACCATAAGAATAAAAAAAAGGGGCTAACAAAATGGCAAAACTCAAAATAACAAGAACAGACGGTACGGTATCTGAGCATCAGATAACGCCAAAAATTGAGTGGGCTTTTGAGATATATGCAAAGGCAGGGTTCCACAAGGTTTTTAGAGATTTAGAGCGCCAGACAGATGTCTACTATTTGGCCTGGGAATGTCTTAAAACGGCTGGAGTCGAAGTGCCTGTTTTTGGAGCGTTGTTTTTAGACACTTTAGCTAAGGTTGAGGTATTGGATGATGACCCTTCGCAATAGTGGGTCGGGGTTCCTTTGGTTATTTGGTCGCACAATTAGCCGTTGAGACAGGAATCCCGCCCCAGTATTTACTAGACCTTGATGTGTATATGTTTAAAAATATGCTCAAGGTTATCAATGATAGAAATAAGGAGGTGCAAAATGCCCAGCGTAGAGCTAAGAGGGTATAGCGACTTGCGAAAAGCTTTAAAACGTTTTGCACCCGATTTAGATAAACAATTAAAAACAGAGTTGGCTGCCGCTTTAAAGCCTGTAGTTACTCAGGCTAGAGGCTTTGTACCGTCTAATAGTGATGTTATGCGAGGCTGGCAGCCGCGCTCTTTTAGTGAGGCTCGTTTTCCATTTTTTGATACGGCAACTATTCAAAAAGGTATTGTGTACAAAACAACACCTAGTAAAGCTAACCGGAATGGTTTTACATCTATGGCAAGAATTATTAACCAATCCGCTGCCGGTGCTATCTATGAGACTGCAGGCCTTATTGGACCTCAGCCGTGGGTTGGGCCAAAAGCAGGCGGGGCAAGTAAGAAAGTGAGCCGTTCAAACTGGAAAGGCGCGGGAGCCCAATTCATAAATAATTTAGGAGATTTGACCCCTAGCCTTAAAGGTAGTGGTCGTTTGATATTTAAAGCTTGGGCTAAGAATCGTGGAGTTGCTGAGGGTGCAGCTATGAAAGCTATAGATAAAACTACCTTGCAATTTGAACAGCGCGCTAAGGGCAATAGATTAAGGAGCGCCGCATAATGGCTTTTCCCGATATTAACATAGGCTCTAAGTTTGATGCCAAAGGATTTAAACAGGCAGAAACAGCAACGGCCAAACTTAATAAAAATGTAAAATCACTTGGCCGTAGTTTAGGTATTGCCTTTAGTGTTGCAGCTATTACTGCTTATGGTAAAGCCGCTAGTAAAGCTGCTTTAGATGATTCTAAAGCCCAGGCCATCCTTGCTAACAATCTAAAAAATGTTGGTTTGGCTTATGCTTCAATACCAGCTGAGCAATTTATTAGCAATATGCAAAAGCAAACCGGCATACTTGATGATTTCCTACGTCCTGCTTATTCCCAATTAGCCCAGGTAACTGGCTCAGTAGCTAAAACACAAGAATTACTAAACCTTGCTTTTGATGCTAGCGCAGGCGCAGGCCTTGATTACGCTAGTACTGTAGATATTCTCTCTCAGGCTTATTTAGGCAATTTTAAAGGTATTAAACAACTTAACTTAGGGCTAACGCAAGCTGAAATAGCAGCTATGTCTTTTGCTGAAATACAGGACAAAATTACGGCAACTTTTCAGGGAGCCGGCCAAGCATCTTTGCGTGGGTTCTCAGGCCAATTATCATTATTAAATGTTGAATTAGCAGACACAAAAGAAACTATTGGTGCAAGTTTAATAAATTTATTGGCATCTTTCTCAGGTGGTAAAGGTATTGGCGGTGCCTCAGCAAGTGTTGAAAAGTTAGCCAGCGGCGTATCTTCAACAGTTAATGGTATTTCAAAACTTACAAGTAACATAAAAATTGCTACACCTGTGTTAGTTGCTGCCGGTATTGCAATTATGGCAGCCTGGTCACCCTGGCTATTAGGCATAGCAGCTGCCGTTGCCATCATAGGTAAAATAGGTAACACGTTATTTAAATCACCTGAAATTAAAACAGGTTATGGTCAACAGAGCCCGGCTGAGCGGGCTAAGGCAGTAGCAGCTGCAAAGATAGCTGCAGATTCAGCTAAGAAACGAGCGGCAGCCGAAAAGGCAGCTGCCAATAGCGCGGCGGCTCAACTTAAAACTAAAAAAGAGCAAGAGAAGCTAGATAAGGCAATAGCTGCAGCTCAATTAGCTTTGAACAAAGGCGCCAATATTTTTGATATTGAGGCTATTCAACTTAATGCAGCGCTTATAGGACAAGCTGAGGCTTTAGGCAAGGCTACTACTGGCTCACAAGTATTAGCTATTGCTAACGATATACAACGCCTTAGGGTAAAACAAGATATAAACGCCCTGGAAGATGCTATAGCCGCAAAAGATACGGTAGCTATAGAAAAGGCCACAGCTAAACTAAACAAAGATTTAGCAATACTAGGCACTTTGCAAAAGCAAGATGCAACATTATTAAGTATAAGTAACATTTTAAATAGTCTTAAACCTAAGGATTTAATTAACCTGGAAAACCTGGCTCAAGCCCAACTTATATTAAACTCTTTGGGCGGTGTCAAAACTAGCCCTCAGGCCTTTATGCCTTCTCCAATTAGCGCTACTGCTCCTAACCTAACTACAGCTGTCGCTGACCTTAGCCTTAATATGCCAGTAGCGGGTAGAGACTTCAACCCTACTCAAAATGCAGACCGTAATTACACCAATAACGTAATTAACGTAACCGCAGGCGTAATTGGTGATGAAAATATAATTGTAGATGCGGTGCAAAACGCTCTTAATGAAATAGCACGTAGAGGCTACCTAACTACCTACGCAGGGGCTATAGCAGTATGACCGTGCCAGTAGTAAACGCTGTTATTAACTTTAGTACTGGCCCTAGCTTTGCTCAGGCTATGATTTTAGATAGCGGCATATTAGACACTAACGTATTAGCGGATACTACCGCGGTAATTGTGGACGTATCTAACGTAGTGGATAACATCCAAACTATTAGAGGCCGTAACGCCCAGGCTGACCAATTTCAAACGGGCACCTTATCCCTTCGTATTGTTGACCAAAACGGCGATTTTAACCCTCAAAACCCAGCAAGCCCGTATTACAACTTACTAACGCCTATGCGTAAAGTACAGATTACCGCTACATACGGGGCAACTACTTACCCTATCTTTTCAGGCTTTATTACTAGCTATACAACTACTACACCTAAAAACGCTAACGATGTCGTTTATACCACTATTCAAGCGGTAGATGCTTTTAGACTCGCACAAAATGCTCAAATAAGTACGGTTGCTGGCACCTCAGCGGGGCAGCTTAGCGGTGCAAGAATTAACGCTTTGTTAGATGCTATTGACTGGCCCGTATCTATGCGTGACGTAGATGCAGGCTTAACTACTATGCAGGCAGACCCAGGCACAGCCCGGACAAGCCTTGCAGCTATGCAAACTGTAGAGACTAGCGAGTATGGCGCCTTATATGTAGATGCCGCTGGGTCTTTTGTATTTCAAGACCGCAACGTAACGGCTGGCAGTACAGGGGCTACGCCTACGGTATTCAACGATAACGGTACAGATATTGGCTATTTTAATGCGGTGTGGCGCCTTGACGATACCTTAGTTTATAACTCAGCCAGCGTTACCCGTACAGGCGGTACGGCCCAGGTAGCTACTAACCAAGCCAGCATAGATAAGTATTTTGTGCATAGCTACAACCAGCAAAACCTGCTAATGCAAACCGATGCCGTAGCCCTGGATTACGCCCAGGCATACATAGCATCTAGGGCTGAGACCAGCATCCGATGCGATGCTATTCAGCTGGACCTATACACAGATAACTACAATGCGGGCATAATTGCAGCGCTAGGCCTGGACTATTTTGACCCTGTAACTATTACAACTAACCAACCTGGGGGCTCAACCCTTACTAAGACTTTGCAAGTGTTTGGCGTTGCTCAAAGCATCAGTCCAAACAGTTGGAAAACGACACTAACCACGTTAGAGCCGATTATTGACGGCTTTATATTAGACTCATCCATATACGGTTTGCTTGACAGCGGCGTATTAAGTTATTAAGGAGTACGTAAATGGCTAAACAGACCTTTACCACGGGCCAGGTATTGACCGCTGCTCAGATGACATCTTTACAGCAAACGGCTATGGGCGGTGGTTCAACCACAGCTAAAACCGCAAGCTATACGTTAGTAGCAGCCGATGCTGGCACCGTAGTACAAATGAACAGCGCCAGCGCTACTACAATTACTGTAAATACAGGACTTTTTGCAGCGGGCGATAGTGTACAGATTCAAAATATAGGCGCCGGAGTTTGTACAGTCACGGCAGGTACAGCAACAGTTAGCACCGCAGGCTCTTTAGCATTAAGCCAATATGAAGGCGGACAGCTCTATTTTAATTCTGCAAGTGCCGCCATATTCTTTGATTTAGTTCAAGCATCCGCTGCAAGTGGGGCGCTAACCTTGATTAGCACAACAACATTTTCTGCACAAACCTCACAATCTTTTAACAATGTGTTTAGCTCAACTTATGATAATTACAAGATTTTAATGACTACCTACGGCAGCGCAGACCAAAATATGACCTGGAAATTTAGAGCAAGCGGGACAGATAACAGTTCTGCTAATTATTACTATGCAATATGGGGCGCATCTGCTGCAAGTGGGGCCCTGGCTAGTGATAACAACGGTACAGGTGCTACATCTATGATTTTTGCCGGCAATAACAACACGGCTCAAAGGCAATTGATTTCGATGGATGTTATGAGCCCAATGAGCACAAGCTCAACAAAAGGCATTCTTTACAACTTTGTAAGAAGCCGTACCGGCATTTTTGGCGGTAATGGCTGGGGCTTGTTAGATGTTGCTGGCACCGCATTTGACGGTTTTACTATTACACCAAATTCAGGTAATACCACAGGGACAGTCTCAATTTATGGATGGAGCAAATAATGGCAACCATTGGCAACTATGATGCCCTTACAGGGGAAAATCAAATAATAGAGCTTAGCGATGCTGACTTAAAAAAAATTGTAGATGCAGTAACCTCGGAGGATGCTAAGCGAGTTGAGGCAAAAGCAAAAGCAGAGGCAGACAAAGCAGCAATTCTTGCAAAAATTGGTTTAACAGCCGATGAAGTCAAGCTATTACTTAGTTAAATGCAGACTAGCTACAACGGCTGGCCAGCATCTAAAGAGCAGGCAGAAATAGGCGTTAAGGCTTACAAGGTTGAGGGCACAAGCCTTAAAATCCGCTGCGCTGAAAAGGTAGCGCCTTTGCTTATTAACTTTGCTAAAGAGTTTAACGAGCTAATAGAGCCAATAGAGGGAGGCACGTTTGATGATTGGGGCTATGCCTACAGAGACGTAAGAGGTGTGGTAGGCAAACTAAGTAACCACGCTAGCGGCACGGCTATAGACCTTAATGCTAGTAAGCATCCTTTAGGCAAGGTAGGTACGTTTGATGCAGCTAAAGTGCCGATGATTAGAGCTTTAGCTAAAAAGTACGGGCTAACCTGGGGCGGGGATTGGTCTAGAAAAGACGAGATGCACTTCGAAATAAGTATTGGCCCTGCAAAGGTTGCAGAGTTAGTAAATAAATTAGGGCTAGAAAAGAGCAAAAATGAGTGACATACAGCAAGCTAATATACCTGCAAGTACGGTAACCCTTTTGGCCTCAGCTGCAAGAACTACTACAGCGGCAGGTACAGCGGTTACAGGCTTTGCAGCTGCGCGGCAATTAGTTTTACAATTAAATGTAACGGCAGCTAGTGGCACCCTGCCATCTCTTAGCGTAGCTGTGCAAGATACGGTAGACGGTACTAACTACAACACTATCGCGACCTTTGCTACAGCAAGCGGAGTTACAAGAGAAGTAATCCGTCTTACAAGTGCTTTTACAGATAACCTTAGAGTCGTCTACGTAATTGAAGGCACTACACCGTCTTTTACTTTTAACGTTATTACCTGGGCGGATTCAAATTGAGCGCGCAACTGAAGGCAGCGGCCTTATCTTATCTACGTGCGGCTCTATCTTGCGTTGGTGCGCTCTATCTTTCTGGCATTTCAGACCCTAAAGTATTAGCTAATGCTTTTCTAGCTGGACTTATTGGGCCTTTGCTTAAAGCTTTAGCACCTAATGAAAAGCAACTCGGAATAGGCGCTAAGTAATGTCACAGGCCCAGGCATATATAGCTGTAGCGTTGGGGATTGCTACGCTCTCAGGGCTTATGGCTGGGCTTGTGCGGCACCTTGTTAAGTACTATCTATCTGAGCTTAAGCCGGACGGCAACGGCGGGCATAACCTAGTGGGGCGCGTTTCCCGTATAGAGATTCGAGTAGATAAGATTTATGAGCTGTTGTTAGAGGACAGACTTAGTAAGTAGGGCGTGTCGTGTTGCCTTTTGTCGGTGGGTAGGTTCATACTTTAACTACACACGCCGGGAGGGCTACCCGGATAGGTAGCTCATCGGCCTTAACAAAGGGCGAAAGATGAATAGTTTAGATTTAATGGTAGTAGGAATGGTTTGCCTGTTTATGGGCTTATTTATATATGCAGCTTATGAGATGGGCTACAAAGTAGGCCTGGGTGAAGGTTACCTACGTGGCCGTAATATCGCTAAGGCGCTAAAAGAAGCTGAGGCCAAACGATGAGTAATTTTCTTGAAGGATATGAGGATGTCAACGCGAGAATCATTAGAGCGCGTGCAGAATATCCCACGCTACGTTTAATCGCATATATCGAGGATATAGATATAACAAAAGGTTATATTTTAGTTAAAGGCGAAGCTTACAAAAACTATGAGGATGAAAAGCCAAGCGCTGTAGATTATGCCTTTGAAATGCGTAGCGATAGAGGCGTAAATCTTCATTTTTGGGTAGAAAACGCAATAACGAGCTGCTATGGAAGAGTTATAGGCCTGCTAACACCTGGCGGTATTGCTCGCAGTACAAAGCAAGATATGGAAAAGGTAGAGGCGCTAAGCGCTAAGGATGTAGCACCGGCAAGCGATGATTTATGGGCTACTACACCCGTGGCACAGACTATAGAGGCAGTTAAAAATGAGCTAGGCGGCGTTTACTTACAGAACAAACCTGAGTGTAAACACGGTGCCCGCGTATGGCGTACCGGCACGAGTGCCAAGACAGGTAAAGAGTGGGGCAATTACAGCTGTATCGAAAAGAGCAAAGCCACACAATGCGAGCCAGTTTGGTATATGCAAACCTCTACAGGTTGGGCGCCCCAGGTATGAGCGAGCAATACGAGTTAATCAACCTGCAGACTATGACAGGCAAGCTCTTTATCGGCGGTGAGCTGGCAGGTGAGTACAAGGTTGAACAATGCGATAAATGCGCGATGATTACACAGCTAGATAAGTTTGGCTATCAAAAAAACTCTTTTGAAAACATCATATGGTTTTGTAAGGGCTGCAGATGATAGAAAATGAGCAAGAGCTATTTAACTACATCAAAGGCTGGTACCTCAGCGATTTAGAAAAGAGCGCTGACCAATACGATAACCACGATTGCACTAGCACTATTTACAGGCTACATATAGAGCTTAAATGCAGGCATAAACACTATGATGAGCTAATCCTTGAGCGTGAGAAGTACGAGGCACTCACACAAGAGGCCGAGCGCCTGGGCTTTACGCCGTTTTACGTCAACGCCACGCCAAAAGGCATATATGCGTTTAATTTAAAGAAAACTAAAGTAACCTGGACGGTCAAAAAGCTACCATCTAAAACAGAGTTTGATTCAGAGGGCCAGGTTGATAAGACCGTGGCCCTTTTGCCTATATCCGAGGCGGTGCAGCTATGAGTGAGTCAATACGCTTTGATTGTCGCAGCTGTAAAAAGATAACTGAGCAGATAGAGCGCATAGTTACAGACAACCTGCCGCCTAACGTCAAAGTTCTACAATGCAAGGTATGTAGCAAAATGAGCGTTTGCCTATTGGTTACTTATGCCGATGTATGAGTATGAGTGTATTAGCTGCTCTATGCAAGTAGAGGTGCAGCGTTCAGTACACGATGAGAGCGAGCCATTATGTTGCGGCGTATCTATGAGGCAGATATACGGCTCAATAGGTGCCATATTCAAGGGTACTGGATGGGGTAAAGATGTTAAATAGTTATCCACAGGAGTTATCCACAGATTATAATAGCTGTGTAAACACGCCCAACGATACGCTCAAAGTTGCGCCCTATTTGACACGTACGCTAGCATCAACACTCGCTGGCGAGCCGCTGAGGCGGGTAGCTCGCAGGCGCAGTTTGGTGCTTACGGCCGTTCTATGTGTAATGGGGATTACGCCAGCATATGGATACAACCCAAACGTAGAGAGCTATAAACTATATGCTCATATGAAGCTATTAAATGATAAGCAATATAGATGCCTTGTTACATTATGGCGTTTAGAGAGTAACTGGAACCCTAAGGCAGACAACCCTAAGAGCAGCGCATATGGCATACCACAGCTACTTAATATGACTGAGACTAATCCTTATAAACAGATAGACTTAGGACTTAAATACATTACTCATCATAGGTATTATAAAGGTGATACTTGTAAAGCTTTAGATAGACATAAAAGAGTAGGTCATTATTAATGGCTACTAGACGTGGTGACCCACGCTCTCAGCGTAAGTACAAAACCGTTAGGTTGACCGTACTAGCTAGAGATAACCACACTTGCTTTTACTGTAATGCTGAGGCAGATACAGTTGACCACATAGTGCCAGTCTCTAAGAGCGATGATAAGTCTGAGGCCTACAACCCTAATAACCTAGTCGCAGCTTGCAAGCGCTGTAACAGCTCACGCGGTAATAGGTCACAGGCGGCTTTTTTAGCCAAGAGCGCTAC